CACACATAACTTAGAGCAATGGATGCGTATGTCATTCTGTGGCGCATTGCAGCGAGCAGCTGATGAATACAAAATAGACATAAACAATGAGGACAATGGTGCTGACTTACTTGTAGGAATACAGGGCAGACTCTTTGAGATAAGCACTGTTGATTGGTCAGTAGGGGAATACAACATGATTGCAACAGGGTCAGGCTATCCATTCGCTATGGGTTCATTACATACAACAAGACATACTGATGATCCACAATGGCGCATACGTGAGGCAGTAGGTGCTGCTATCAAGTACAGCCCATCATGTGTAGGCCCTATTGATGTATTGGTCGCATGAGTAAGGCACATCCCAGAGGCACAGACACACAGTGGCGTAACCTACGCAAGGCCTGCTTCCAAGTGTGGGGTAAGACCTGCATGTACTGCGGAGACCGGGCAACAGAGGTAGATCACATCATTGAAGTAGCAAGAGGTGGGACTAACACCATTGATAACCTGCAACCTTTATGCAAGCCCTGTCACATGGCCAAGACTGTTGCGTTCAATACAGTGCGCGATAGAGGCTCACAGAGCCCTGTAGGCGTTTTTTCTAGGGGCGTGCGACTGTTCCATCCTCAACAATAAAGCTGAGGCTGGTTGTTAATACGTCAGTGGCCGCGCCACCAACGGTTGGGAATACTGGGAATACTGATCCAGTAAATGTGTCACCGTTTACATCAAACGAGAATGCCAGCGATGTATCAGGTGCAGTGTTGGCCGCATCCCAAAGCGCGCTGATGATTCCAGCTGATGATGAGTCGTCTAGGTATAGTTCCACGTTTAGTGTGGCGGTCTTGTCAACGGTCTTGTAAGCGCGACCCGATAGGACTTCAAGTACCTGCTGGTTGTTTTCGCGTTCCAGAGTTACTGTGGATGCTTGGTCAGCGTATGACACCGAGTTAATGCTCAGGGTCAGATTCCGACCAGTTATGTATGTTGCTGGCATGACTTGCCTTTCTAGTTGGTTGTGACCATCTCGATGTTGAGTTGGCTGATTAGCATATCGGCGTTTCCAATTTGCTGAACTGTTGGTTGTGACCATCCACCCAAAAACGAAATGTTATTGGATAGTAGGTCGGTGACGCTAAAAATCAAGGTTTCCAAGTTTGCCAAAGCCGCTTGGTTGTCGGCTGCGTTGACGATGACTGTAATGTCAAAGCGCACGTTACATCGCGCTCCACCGATTGCGCTTACTGTGATGTAAGGCGATCCAGGCACTAGCACAATGGCTGGTGGCGTGATGTTTTCATTGGGGTATGCGTAAACTACTCGTCCGGCAGCTGCAAGAGTTGCGGCAAGGTTGGCGCGGTAGGTTGCCAAGTTACCCAAGGTAACCCCTCGTATCCAGGTGCTTGCCTAGTAGGCCTGAAACTCGGGTCAGCATGGAACGGCCAAGGCGGTATGGTGCTGGGCTTTGAAAGTCCACACCTTGCTGGCCAAGTGTGCCTGTACGAGTGATCCAGATGTCGCAGGCAACGGCTAAAGCCGCTTCGCGTACTTCTGGCGTTGTGTCGTATAGCGCGGCTTGGCTGGTCAATACTGCTCGGCCATTAGGAATGATCTGGCGTTTTGTGATGTCAGCGTTAGTCAAAGCTGCTTCAAAGTAGGTAACGTTGTATTCGTCGTAGCCAACTTTTGTCACGGTTCGTGAGCCGTTAAAAGGTGAGCCACAGCCTGTGACCGTCAATGCCTGACCAACTACGAAAGTATTGTTATGGCAGTAAAAACGAGCCACATTGCTTGTGATTGATGCGCCAACGATAGACACGTCATCAAAAATTAGGTAGGACAGGATTATGTTTTCGGCACTGTCTGCAACTGCCTGGACAATAGGGTCAGCGTAAATGTCGCCAATACCCAAAACGCTTTTAAGTTCGCTAAGTGTAATTAGTGCCATTTCAATCTCCTATCGTGTAAGTGTGTGGGGGACACAGGGCCGCATCCCCCACACTTCTAACTAACGCTGACTTAGGTCAGGTTAAAGCGACGAACTCCACCGGCAACCAAAACGCCAACGGCCAAGTAACCGTAAAGCATTGTTTCGATTTCTCCTGATGTGACCACGTTTGTGGACATACGCAAGATCGGTGATTCGTAGATTGCAACCGATGACGGTGTGACAATGAATGCCGACTCATCGATGGTTGTTGCAACTGCGTTTGGATCTACATACAGGTCTAGGCCAAGTACGTTGCCGCGTAGGCTTTGTGGGCCAGCAACTCCGCCGTTGTTCTGTGGGTTGTATGCGTTGTAGATTGGGCGACCAGTTGTATCGGTTGCACCCATTAGCAATGACCACTGGGATGTGCCAGCGATGTATGCACTTGGAAGTTCGCCAGTTGCTAGGTAAGCAGCTGGTGCTTGGGATGATACGAATCCGATGATGCCATCAGAATCAGCATCCTGTGCTGTTGCCTGTGTGCCACCTGCGGTTAGTGCTGCAATTACTGCTGCATCAGTTGCCTTGTTGTAGGCGCGTGTCATGTTGTCAACCATTGCTTGGAAGAAGTCTGGGGATGAACGCTCTAGTAGTTCTACTGAGTAGCGCTGCATTCCTGCAAACTTGTTTACATCTAGGTTGACGTATGAGGACACAATTCCGGTTTCTGATGGGCCAGCACCTTCGTTGGTGTCTGCAACAGTTCCGTTTGTTGTGATTTTTGGATGGCTGATAACCATGCCTGATGCAGTGATGGCGCGTGAGCCAATTGCATCAATGGCTGGACGTGAGCCAATGGATGTGTCAATAACCTGATTTACATACTGCACTGGGGTGAACGCTGGGTTCGTGCTGAATGAGTCATCGGCTGCCATTACATACTGGGCTGAATCATGGTTGCCCATTTTGGCCTTGATGCTGTGTTCCAAGTACGAGGCTTGGCTGTTAATCGGACTACGAGGCTTTACGTAGGCCACTGGTGCTGCGGCGTGAACAACCGCTGCTGCGGTCACTTCATCTGCCACTGGTGCGGTTGTTTCTTCCACGTTGTTCTCCTGTGGTTGTTCCTCTGCGGTGATTTCCGCTTCGGTGGTTTCTGGGGTTTCTTCTGTAGCTGCTACGTCAGAAATTTGAGCATCCTTGAATGCTGGGTTGGTTACGTGTGCAACGGCTTCTAGATTTGCTGATGCTACGACCATTACGCCTTTATCAACTGTGTATTCATTGACTTTGGCTTCAATGCTAAATGCCGGGCGTAATCCCTCGGCTGCTTCTACAAGTGCATCATTACCAGCGTTAGTTGGCGCGATCTTAAAAGCCATTGAGATTCCAGCAGGAGTTACCTCTAAGGAATCCCCAATGCCTCTACCAAGGGGACGGGTTCTGTCATGCTCGGCATTAAGAATAATTTGGCTTGGATCAATGTCGCCAAATGCGCCAAACTCAAAACGAACTGGGCCAGCCGATGTATTTCCACTTTTGCCAAACGGTACAACCAAACCTCTAATGGTTCTGGTCTCAACTGATGCGGCCAATACTTGACCCTCAAAATTAAGTTGCATTTGCTTCATTTCCTCTCGGTGCTAAATCCATTTCCTCACGCGCTTCATCAACGTTGATGAGTCCAGCTGCAAGCATTTTTTCTAGAACTTCGATTTGTTCCAATGGGTTTCCGCGTAGGTAATCATCTAGATCAAATCGGACTTCTTGACCTCTTGGAGTGACATCAACCATGGTCAAGCGCTCCTCGATGCAACTCATGTATGGGCGCAATGAGAAATCTACAAGGCTTCGGCGCTCTTGGCTTACGTTGGAGTAAGTGGCGCTAGCTGATTCTGCGTTAATGTACCACGCTGGGATGTTGCACATACGAGCAATTTCAGCTGCAGTGTTTAGGCGTGATTCAGTTAACTGCATCTGCCCGGCATCGTAGCCAAAAGTAGTTACATCTAAAGGACCAGATAGGTAAGCAGTTGAGCGAGTAGCCCGGGCTTGCTTCCATTGTGCCAAAAGGCTTGATACCTGTTCTGGTGGTAGGTCAACGCCAGAATTTTTAATAACCATAGTCGGATTTGGCTCACTGGCCATTCTCTGGACGGCTTCCTCTAACTTCAAAGCTGTGGAGATAGTGCGGCCACCTCGGTTGAGAATGCCCTCATCAATGCCGCTAAACATAATTAGTGAGCCAACACCAGTTGCAGGTAGTAATCCACCCTCGATGTAAAAGCCATTTACAATCTCTTGAGTGTTTAGATCAGTTGTGAATGTAACGCGTGTTGGATCAATTCTGCGAGCCTGTGTTGGACGGCCATCCTCATTGCTTACTTCAAGCACTTGCCAGAATGAGCGACCATGAAATAGCAAGTCCTCAACAGTCCAAGCCATAGTCACAGCTAGTGGCAAGGCTGGATCAGGTTGCTTGAGAATCTGGCGGCCCTCGACCTTTGCGCCTGTGATTTCGTTGTAGGCGTACATGCCAAGCGTTGAAATTGTGCCAGCAATGATGTTGCGAGCGCGTGCCACTGCTGGTACTTGCATTGCGCTGGATCGGTCAACCCGGAATGTGTTAAATGGTGTGAAGTAAGCATCTTGGTAGAACGGGATCGCAATACCTGCTCGGGCTTCAATGTCTGGTTTCTGTTCTGGAGTACCAAGTAAGAAATCAATAAATCCCATAGTTCATTATCTCATAAATGTCTGACATACAAGCATCTGGTGCGCGTGTCGGGAAGTGTGTGGGTTAGTGATAGGAGTGACTAACCCACACACAAGGTACTGCCAAGTAGACCTTAAGAACTAATGATAGTCACAGTCTGTTGTGGCGCACAAGCATGACCTGCCGCCATTACTAAAGCGACTGCAGCTGTGATTGGTACTTGCGCTGCTCTACGTGCAATGCGCCATCCACCATCACTTGCTGGCCGTCTAGCACATGAAACTAAATGACTATGTAATGTCGGTTGTCCGGGATGAATGAATTTGCCTGACTGCATTGCATTGAGTGTTTGATCGCAACTAATGGCAAAACCTGCTGATGCCCATGGTGTTGGCTCGGTTGCCACTCCAGCTTGTGCCAGCCTTGGCGCAATGTAGCCAGCAGTGTTTGGATCATAAGCAAGTTTTCTAGGTCTGTATCTACGAGCTAGTGTTGCAATCTCACCAGTAAGTTCAAGGTCATTTATTCCGCCCTCACGTTTCCATTCATGTAGGAATACAGCAAGGCCCTCTGGGCGCTCTTGAATAGTAACTAGGCAGGCAATCTCTCTATTGAAGTTAAGGTCTATAGCCATCCATGTAGGTAATTCATCCTCTAGGGCTACATCTGTCTCGCCAGCATTCCACATGTCCATTGGCCATGGTGAATCAATGGCATCTACCCACATGCAAAGTGTTTCAGTTTTGAAAGCATCTTTTGTATCAAAGATTGATGCATCTTTGATGTTTTCTTTTGTAATTGTGTGGCCC